GTGTCTATTGCTTTCCTTATCTTGGACTCAGCTGGGCTGAAGATGTCGTAGATGTTTACTGGGTCACCATCCTTAATGACTCGCTTACCCTGCACGAATAGGTTATCCTTGAAGTAGCCGTAGTGGGCGTGAACGTCCCTCCAAGCCCTCCCCTCATCACCTAAGTCCCGTAGATTGTCCTTATCTGGTATTATGTCATAGCCTAAATGAGCTAGGTCTGAGTACTTAATACTTGATGAACCTATATCATAGAGCATGTTAAGAGCGTCCACTACGGAGTTAGCCCAGCCTGACGTAGCCCTTGAGAAAGGAGTTACTCTTAAGTTATTGAATGCACACATACTCTCACCTCCTTAACCTATACCGTAAGAAACGTAATCTATCCTTCACCCTCACATTACCGTAAGCCTTAATGACGCTTATTAACGAATCATAAAGCACCTTAAGGATGTTAGGGTCTAAACCATCACTCCCCCACTTACTTACCCAGTAGTTCTTGAGTTCTTCGTCAGTCATTGAACGCTCCATCTCAGAACCCCATCTGTGCTGACCTGTTAAGGCTCCGAATAAGTCAAGTATAGCTGACTTGTAAAGCCTTAATCTGTAGACATCAATGTTAGGTATGAACCTCTTGACTATGGACTCAGTCATTCTTTCAAGCCTTAACCTCATGGAGTACGGTATGCCGTAAGTCTCAAGCCTCCCTGACCTGAACGGAGACCTCATTTCCTCGTAGGTCTGGTAATTAGCTATTGCAGTAGCTGTAGGTATTATTCTTGACCTAGCATTAACTACTAGAGCATCCCTAAATATTGAGACGTAGGTGTCGTGGTACTCCTTCCATACATTGTAAACCTCCCTATTATCTATCTTAGGTGGTGTCCAGTAGAACATATCCCAGAACGATAAATCCCAGTAACCACCTCCTTGAGCCTCAAACAATGAGGTGTACTCAACCGTTACTTTCCTACCGTCAAAGGTTATGAACTCAAGTAAGTACTTAGTTGGTGAGTAGTGCTCCTCCATACCCCATAAAGTCCTGTCCCACCACCCGTAGTCCCACGTCAGGCATGTTTCCTTGATGGAGTCAAACATTGAGAGCCTATTGAAGATATCCTCCACTACAGGCTCAACTATGTTTAGTGATTTAGACACAGCTGTGAGCCTCCTCCTCACTTCCTCATATGATTTCCTCTTCTGCATCCACGCCTCGAAAGTACTTCTAAGGAAGTCCCTAACGGCTATTGGGTCGTAGTACGACTCGTCAAACCTTGACTGACCGTAGATAGCTTTCCTTGGTCTGGTTTTCTCTATGTACTCCCTTGTCTTACCTTTAAATATCTTCTGAATAGTCTTTGTCGTGCTTGAGAATATGTTTCTAAAAAGCTCTTCGAAATCAAGTGAAAGCCTTAACCATTCAGTAAGTAACTTAGCTAAGTCCTTCTTCTCTAACTTAATGAGTACACCACGCTGGAATTCCTCTCCTGTAGGGAGTTCTACATTCCATGCTAGATTCCAAGGTATTATGTCATTTAATGGTATGTCGAAGAAGATTAGGGATAGGAGCGACGATAGTAGTGTGTCGCTTAAGGTGAAGTCTATGTAGAAGCTGAATAAGTCGAAGATGTTGAACATTATGTTTAGGTTTGTGTCCCATGCATCACTAGAGAGTACCTTACTCCAGTACTTACGCTTAGCATCCAGTAAAGCCCATGCCTCCTTACTTGCGAAGCCCAACTACTTACCGCCTCCCCTCCCTCTCCTCCTAATCACATACGGCTTAAGACCCCTCTCAACCGCTAGCTGAATTAAGAAGCTGTATGAGAATGCCTTAACAGCTACGTACAACTCATTAATGTCAGGTATGCGGTTAGGAGGTAATGAAGCTACAAAAGCTATTGCACCAATGATTAAGGAGTCAATGATAATCCATCTCCAAGGCTTCCCTGGATTCCTAGTAGGGGGGTCGTAGCTGAAGTCAAGCATGTGCTACCCCCCTCTTTGACCCATCTGTGCTAATAACTCATTAAACCTCCTCTTCATCTCCTCCAGGTCTTTATCCATTTTCTTGATTAGAGCCTCAGCTGTGTCTATTGCTTTCTGGAATTCATCTGATAAGGGTAAAGTCTTATCCCTACTTTCTTGACTTCTTGAACTCATACCCACCACCACTTATAAACTTCCTTATTTGGATATACATGTTTTTCTTTAGTAGCTGAAATGAGTTATTGAGTTCTTTAATGAACTCACCCATTAACCTCACCTCCTACTCCTTGCGTACCTTAACCTCCTCCTCTCTGCTAAGTACATGTAGAACTGAATCTCATAATCATCTAGCCCCCACTTCTTGAGTGTGTTTAACTCATTAAGTAATTCCTGCTTACTTATGACTCCTTTAGCGTAGTCCATTATTAACTCACTAACGTAGCTCCTTACTTCATTGTAGACGGGCTTAATCCTTATGAACTCCTCCCACATAGCCTTAAGGAATTTCTTTGTGTTGGTATCTACTGGTAGAGCGTCTATCATCTCATTAACCACACCAAGAGCTACTGACCTTGCGGTTGGTGAGTACTCTGCCATAGCAACTAATGACCTTGGAGTACCTATTACTTCCCTGTATGCGTAGTACTGTCTCCTTAACCCAGCTGTGTTAATGATTAGCTGAAGCTCTGCTTCCTCATAGCCGTAGCTACTTAACTTCATGATTATCTGGTTGAAGGTGTCAGTATCTATTACGAAGTGCTCGTAGACAGTCATTACTGTGGTTAAGTAAGTCCTTAATTCGTTATAGATTGGTTTAATGCTTATGTAGTCCACCCATATCTTCCTCCATTCCTCTGGTACGTGCCTAGCTTCAAAGACCTTAGTAATTAACTTCCTAGCAGACGGTATGTACTCTGCTATGGTAGCTAACATGGAGGGTGTCGGTATGTACTCCTTCCTCTCTTCCTTCCATTCATCTATCATTGCTTCAATAGTAGCTCTTAAGTACCTTAACTTAAGCTCCTCCTCAGTAAAGCCTAGTGATTTAAGTATCTCCTCTACCTCCTCCTTTAGCTTACCGAGAGGTACACCATACCTCTCTGCTTTGAAGAATGCTGTAGCTAGTAACCTAGCCTCATCTGCTAGGGGTCTTACCTTGACGTACTGCACCCATAGTGAGACCCACTCCTTAGGTACACCTCTTCTCTGAAGTACTTCCTGCACTAGCTTAGCTGGTACGGTAACGTACTCTGCTAGAGTAGCTAGTGATAATGGGGTCGGTAAGTACTGCTTCCTTAACTCCTTAGCCTCCTCAATTAACTCCTCAACAGCTACCCTCATGGAGAGTATCTTCAACTCCCTCTCAGTCCACCCAGCTTCTTCAGCTACCTTAATTACCTCCTCCTTTAACTCACCAATGTCTACCCGATACTTCATAGCCCTCTCGTAAACAGTTAGGAGCTTCCTTACTTCATCAACTATAGGCTTAATCTCTACGTACTTACTCCATAGACCCCACCATGACTCAGGTACTCTGTGAGCCTTCAGCACATCTGGGAGCTTCTTAACGGCTGAAGGTATGACTTCAGCTATTGTAGCTAGTTGAGATGGTGTCGGTATGTACTGCTTACCAGCTACACCCGCTAACATGTCGGCTACTTTCTCTATTAACTCAACTTCCTTATCCGTGAGCCTACCGTAGGTACCGAATACCTTAACTATCTTCTTAATGTCCTGAACTGACACGTAACCGTAAGCTAACCTGTATATTGACCACCCTAGAATCCTACCTATCCAGTACCTTACTCTGTGGTAAGTGTATATCATGTGGTAGATGTCAAGTACCTTAGCGTATGAGTCCCAGTATGGAGTATCCATCTTTAGCGGGTACTCCTTACCTGTTATCTGCTTCATTGCTTGGATGAACCATGAATTGACCCTCTCAATACCTTCCTCAAGCTCTGCTTTGAAGGTGTCGTGAGTCTGTATGATGTTTTCAGCGTAAGCCCTACCTAACTCCCTAGCTAAGTCCTTCAGGATGTCGTAAGCCCTGTCCATCACAGCTCTTAACTCAAGGAGCCTCCTTTCAGCTGGTAAGAACTTAACAGGTACGTTAATAGCTCCACCAACCCATTGACGCTTTACCACGTCAAAGTACTCTACAGCAAATGAAGCCGTTACGAATCCGTTAAGTAGCGTATCTAAGTCGCTGAAGCCCCAGAAGCCTTCCTTGTAGAGGTGAATGAATCCAGTCCTTAGTAGAGTCCTTTCATCACTTAATGCGTTAATAGCTTCAGCTACGGCTGTGATTGGTACCCATGCTGGATGAAGCCCATTAGCTACTAAGAGCCTACAGAACGGTCTTAAGTCCATGTAGACTGTGGAAGTCATTGCTTTAGATACTACGTTAGTCATTAAGTCAATAAATGGTGTCTGAGGATATGCCTTGACCTCCTCACCTACTCTCGGAATGGATATGTCTGACTTTGTGCTTATGTAGTCGAATAAAGCCCACTTTGCCATCCACCTAGCGTCTATCTTACCAGGGATGTCAGCTGATATATCCCATAGCATCCATGAATCGGCTGTCCAGTTGAAGTCTATCTCTATCTCCATATTACCGTACCTTATCTTAGCTCCTTTCCTGAACCATGAGAAGTTGGACTTCTGAATCCACTTGAGGTAGAACGGTATAGCCTTAAATAATGCGTTGTAGTCGTAATTAAGTACGTAAGGAGCTACAGGTACACCCGCACCTAACCACTTAGCATCCTGAGCAAACCACCTATGAATGAAGTCTGGGGGTACGTACCATAGCATACCGCTTATTCCTCTCACCATGAACTTCCACAGCTGTGTAAATGATGGGTACTCGAAGGACAGCATGTAGAACATTCTAGCTAAATCATCTGACATACCGTAGACCCTAACGAATCTTGACCACTCCATAGGTGAAGCGAATACATCCCTCTGGAGCATCCTAACGATTTCTGACTTAGAAGGTATCTCGAAGATGGGGCTGAACGGTATGAACCTTGATGTACCAAACCTATCGGTTATGCTCATGCTGTAGACTTTACCTAAGTCCATCCAGTAATGTATGAACCATGTCGGGTAACCACGCATCTCAAGTATCCACCTAGCCCTCTCAATAACGTCAGAGAATTCCTTGGTGTACTTCCCTTCCTTTAACTGCTTTAAATTATCCACCATGAATAGTGACCTTCTGATTACGTCTCTTATTTGCACAGCTGTGGGTATCTCAAATGGTACGTCAGCGAATCCTAGAGTGTCAAAGAAGTGCTTCCATAGACCGATGTATATTCTCCTTAGAGGTAGTAGCGTTACTAAGCCCATACCCATGAGGATAGCTTCTCCAAACCTATTCATTAAGCCCTCTAACTTATCGCCTAACTCATAGAGGAAGTAGGCTGGTGATAGGTTGAACTGTATGTTAGTACCTGGTATACCTACCCTGAAACGCACTCCCTTTAACGTGCCCGCTACCGCCTTCAGGAATCTAGGAGCTACGGTAGCTACTAACCATGAAGGCATGAAGGACATGGTTATGCCAAAGAATAAGTCCCACTCACCTTGCCGTCCCTGTAGTGCTTCCTTGAACCTACCCAGTGCTTCAGCTATTGACTTCCCCATCCCCTCAAGACCTGCCTTGAGAGGCTCCGTAAGTAAGTCTGATATGAAGGCTCCAGCCTTATAGAGTGCACCCCATAAAGCACTAGCTAATTCCTTAATAGCCCCAGCTAACCAGTTAATGAATCCCTGAAAAGCACCCCACGCCCCCTGTATTTGCTGTGACAACCATGATAACCCACCCATCAACTGTGAAGCAAACCATTGAATACCTTCCCATACCGTACCCCATGCTGACTTAAGACCCTGCACTACCCAACCTATTAAGTCGCTGAAGAATTTAGGTAGGTCTGATACGTACTTACCTAACGTACTGAATACGTTATAGATAGCATTAAATGCATTCATGAACCAATCTGGTACTAGACTCCATAACTCCTTCGGTATATTAATTAATGAGTTGAAGCCCCCCGTAACGATTACTCCTAACCTGTAGATGTACCTACTTAATTGCTCTATATGAGCACCTAAGTCACTTAAGTACTGAAGTACCTTAGTTATTAAGTTAGCGAATTGAGTACCTAACCATTGAATACCTCCCCAAATCTCCTTAACCATGTCCTCGATAGCTGAAGTAATGAGTGAGGGTATGTTCTCGACTGCATTAACTAACCATTGAATACCTCCCCAAATCCTTGTCGCTACCTCCGTGAATGCGTTAGTTAGTTGAGCTAGTCCAGTCTGTATCCATCCCCACAGCTGTGAAATAGCTGATTCAATCCATGAACCTACAGACTGGAGAGCGTCCCATACCCTCTCCACGACATTAGCTAGTTGAGTACCTACCCATTGCAGTCCTTCCCATATTCTTGACGTTATACCTTGTATTATATTAGCTAACTGTGCTAATCCGCTCTGAATCCATCCCCATAGAGTCTGAAATGCCGTAGTTAATTGAGTACCTATCCATTGTATGCCTCCCCATATCCTTGATGCTAGTCCTTGGAGTATGTTCATGAACTCGGTAAAGCCTTGCTGTATCCAACTCCATAGGGTCTGGAGTCCCTGCATTACGTAGTTAGGTATTGACTGCATCACGCTCCATACTTGCTGTAATGCATTAACTACTTGAGTACTTAACCATTGAAGCCCCTCCCAAATACGTGATGCTATGCCTTGGAGTACGTTAGATACTTGAACTAAGGCTCCCTGCACCCATGTCCACAGCTGTGTGAATGCTTGTTCTATTATTGAAGGTATCACCTGAATGCCTTCCCATACCCTCTGAACGAAGGACGTCAGTACGTTGGTCATTTGGGTGAAGCCTTCCTGTATCCACCCCCATAACTGAGCTATGCTCTCTGCTATGGTATTGGTTAGTGACTGGATGTAGTCCCATAACTGCTGTGCTACTGCGGAGAATGCAGTACTTACTGAGTTAATAGCGTCCCACACCCTCTCTGCGAAAGCAGTTAATGCGTTAGTTACTGTAGTACCTACTTCGGAAATCCATGAGTAGACGGAATTGAAGAAGTACTCGAAAGAATCAAGGATACCGCTATACGCAGACTCGATTAGTCTCTGAACAGCATCGAGTCCAGGCTTGATGAAGGTGTCCCACAACCACTTAAGTGAATCCCTAACCCTATCCACTATCCATGAAGCTACGTTATTTAATGCGTTCTGAATGTACTGAGCTATCTGACCTATTGGGTCGGATATACCGAATGTCTCAGTAACTAATGACTCAAGGTCTACATAAACCAACTCACAAGTTACTGAGGTAGTGGATACTTCATTACCCTCAGTAAGGATACCTTTACTTAACTCCAGCACGTAGTTAATCTCCTCTGGAGTGAATATCTCCTTACTATTCACTTACTTCCCCGTGTGGATAATATAGGCTTTAGGAATAATATGTGATAGTGCACAACTACGTACATAACCACGTGAGTGGGCTTAATCGCTTATGACTTCAGATGATTGAGGTGTACACGCGTATATACCTTATATAGTATATATACGCTTCTTCTTTTCTCTTTATTATATCTTCTGGAAAAGATGTGTCTGACCCGTCATTATGAGTAGCTTCATCTTAGCTATCTCAACCCTTAACTTCTCAATGAGTTCAGCGTTATTCCTTACTGTTAAGTTAAAGACTTTAGACCTGTAGCCTTTGCATTCTATGTAGCATGAGACTAGGTAGAGGTAGTTCTTTTCGTCTATGCCTAGCTTCATGACTTCAAGAACGACTACCTTAGCTCCGTCTAGTGAGAAGGTGTAGGGTGGGATTGTGTAGGTTTTACCTATAAAAGACATTATCTCCTACCTCTCGTCCTTATCTTTATGAATTTGTGGAAGTCCCATACGGCTCTTACTACTGACTCAGCTGTGCTTATGAAGTTCATGAAGTCCTCATCTTCCTCAAGCTCCTTGAACTTCCTATGAGACCTAATGACTGCTAGGGCGTAAGCTAGTTCTTGAGCACTCATCACTAGGTTGGAGAGTAGCTCCATGAATTTCTTTTGTTCTTGAGTCATGGTTGGTTGAGGAGCTACTGCTTGAGTAGGTACTTGAGCTGTCTGGGTCTGGATACCTGCTTGGTTACTTCCTGAGGGCTTGGTAGGTGCTGTGCTTGTCTCACTCATTGAGTTACACCATCATTAACTCCTCTACAAATGCTTTATATTTATCCCACATGTTGAACTTCATAGCCCTCTCAACACATGCTTCCTCAAACTCATTCCTCCTCTTAATGACCTCCTCCTTAGCATTAATGATTACCTCCCCCATCTCCTCTGGGTCGTAGTGATGAAGCAGGAATAGTATACCGCCTACGTCCCTTCCTTTAGTGATGGTCTTAACTGGTACCCTAAATGATGTCCTCTCATCCGTTATCTCAGTCAATGGTTTATAGTCTGGATGGACTACAGGCTTACCAGCTGATAATGCCTCAAGGACTGGTAGTCCAAAACCTTCACTTAAGGAGGCTTGAACGTACAAATCACAGCTGTGGTAAAGAGCGTATATATCACTTTCATCAAGGCTCCCAAAGTCAGTAATGACTAGAGTGTTCTTGAGTCCGAAGTATACTGGTTTAGCCTTTGGTTGAGTGAATATCACGAATTTGATGGAGGGGTCTTTCTTATTGACGTACTTAATTGCTTGAGCTAGGTACTCATGTCCTTTACGCATGTAAGCACCTGCTATGTAGAGTACCATGAAATCATCATCCTTAAGACCTAATCCCCCTCTGTATAGATTCCTCATGAACTTGCATTGGTATATCTTATGTACGTCAATGCCGTGATGGATTACCTTAGTCACTTCAGCACCTATGAGCTGAAGCCTCTCCTTGGTGAACTCACTATTAGCTATGAACTTAAGCTCCCTATATATCCAATCATCACCTTGGTACCTTATGGGGTCACCTTCAACTGTGGTGTAGAAGATGCATTTCTTTCCTTTAGACATTACGTTATAGCATATCAGGAAGTAACCGACCGCCCAGAAGGTGTCGAATGTCATTACTATTATTACTGCGTCAAGGTCTCTGTAAAGTGATGGGTCAGCGTTTGGTGAGTATATCATCCTCTTTACTTTGATGTTGTTGTATAGAAGCACGTCCCTTATGTCGTGGGCTACCCTCTGTAAGGAGACCGACTTCTCAGATGTGACAATACCTACCTTCAATTAAGCCCCGAAGAAAGATATATTATTTAAAATTAAAAAAAGCCGTTTGGTTTTGTCCCCCCTTCATGTTTGGGGGGTCATGCCAAGTGATGGCATCATCTTCAGTAAGGTGGTACCGTACCTATGATTGCTTCGGTTATCTTATCTAGGATTGCTGGGTCAGCACCCTTACCAGTTATCCAAGCCTGTTTGAGACCGCTTGCTATCTTCTCTAAAACAGCACCTGAGTGACTGAATGCCTTACTAGCTAGTATCTCACCAAAGGCTATGTACATACCCCACATTGCTGGAGGTACTCCATTCTCTGTAAGGATGTTTCTTACGGTCTCAATGACATTGACTATTGGTGAGGATGCTGACTCGTACCTAGCATCCATTAAGGACTTAACAGCACCAAACCTAGTGCCTATGGTGTCTGGTACGTACTTAGCCCTGTATTTCTCAAGCATATCCTTTAAGTTTCTTACGAAGGGCATGACTCACACCCCCTACATACCAGTTACTAACTTAATTATCTTATCAATGATAGTGGGGTCAGCACCATACGCTGTGACCCACATAGCCTTTAGTCCTTCTAACTCCTTATTGAGAGTCTCTCCACTATGACTTAATGCCTTGCTAGCCGCTTTGAAAGCGTATGAGTAGTATACTGCATGCTGTCCAGATGGTACACCTGCTTCCTCAAGTATTTTGCGTGTTAATTCCCTAATGTTCACTACAGGGCTTAAGCCTTCAGCTACTCTACCCTTCGCTATAGTCTCTACTTGAGTGAACCTATCCCTAACTACGTCACTAACTACCTTAGTACTGAACTTCTCAACCCTATCCCTTAGAGTCCTTACGAAAGGCATACCTTATCTTACCCCCTCATGATATGATAATGTCAATCATGAATTAGAGAGCACTTAACGTGATTGATGTAAAATGGCATGGTGCGATTTTTATGACCTCTACATATATAGGGTTTCAAAGATTTACTTACTTGGTGAGCTAGTGATGGAGAGCGTCTCAAAGGAGGATAAAGTAAAGAGGCATCTTAAGATTATTGAGGAGAGTGATTTCATTGCTGGTAAGGCGGTTATTGAGGAGATTGACACAGCTGTGAAGAGGAAGATAATGTTCACTATCCAGAAAGCTGTGCATACTATTGACTCTTATGCTAAGTACGTTAATAGGAGGTTGATTCAGCAAGGTATTTACTGTGATTACGTAGGTGATATAATACCTTTACCAGATGGGTTTAGGGTCGTTATTGAGTTTAAGCTCACAGCTGTGGATAAGGAGGTGTTTAGGAAGGCTTGGAGGTCACTATACTACTCAGTACATGACTATACTCCGAAGGGTAGGGTATTAAAGGCTACATTCAGAAAGATACTTGAAGGTGAGTTAGTTGTCGGTGGAGGTGAAGTTGAGGGTACCTATTCAGGTGATGAGGAGGCTAGAAGAGAGAGCGAGGAGGTCTAAGGTGACGGTTGAGGATTTACTCTTGAGGGCTTTAGTCAAGGTTCTGGAGGAGGGTTGAGATGGGTGTACTTGACCTATTAAATAGGCTCTTCGCTGGGTTGGGGGAGGAGTCGCTTAAGATGGAGCTATTCGGGATACTTCAAGACCTAAGGTTTGAGGATTTAAACGACCCTACCGTACAGGAGACTATTAAGGAGATATGCGAGTCAATAGTTACGTTAGTGACTAAGAAGGGTAAGCCCTACGATGTGGATACATGCATTAAGGACGTAACCGAAGCTATTAAAGAAGAGAAAGC